TTATTGAAGATTCTCTGTGTTCGTCCACAAATCGTATAGTTCACCTTTGAAGTAAACTTTTACTTGTGCGACGCCGCTTGTCCATCCCATTGATACGATTTTATCAACTGGCAAATCTTTCTTCGGGAAAAAACATTCTGTACCCATGATTTCTTTGTAAGAACCTTGATCTTTGTGCTGAATAATGGCTTGTAATTTCTCAAATGCATTTTCAGACGTGCAAGCAGGATAGTCACCTTTAAGGCTTGCTGCTGAGGCAGCGGTACTGATAAATAAAAGGGTTGCTGTGCTTAAAATTTTCTTCATGATTTCCTTGCTTCCATAAAAATATTGAGGCGACAAACATTTTATACCAACAGATCTAATTGACCATTCCCATAATGTGAGGATGGAAATGCATCAATGGGGATGAAATCATCCGGTAATTTCTCGCGCGGGCCGCGCTTCGTTACCAGCTTTTCCACGCTGTTAAGCGTGGTAAATGTGATGCTGCATTCAAAGTTCTGGCACTGATGGTACTGGCGGATCGTCATCTCGCTGAGACGGCGACTGGTGCGTGTGCGAGCGACAGCACCACAAACGGGGCAAACAAACATGATGGCCTCCCATGGCGGGAGTTGAACTCGCTGTTATTATGGCTTTGTTTATTCAGTCTCTGCAATCCATTCCGGTATTTTGGCTTCCAGCTCCAGCCGGGTTTTAAATCCACCCTCATCAATTGAATGTGCAGCACGGGCAATAATCCAGTCCTGAGAATCAATATCGGATTTAAACCCCGCCACGGTTCCATGCATTTCCGGATAGAGATCGGCACGGCCACGCGCCAGGGTTAACGTAAATTCCGCTGCACCCCGTTTGAGCTGTTGCCATTTGGCAGCAGCTGCGCGCTTAGCCGCAGTTTCACTGGCGTACGTTTTGCGTAATACATAGACATTACCGTCTTCACCCTCCAGATAATCCCCGTCTCTGGCGCTGCTGCGCGGTGGTTTTTTCTTCTTCGGCTTGCGGCTTTTGATCGTTACTTTTTTCTTTTTGCCGAATTCCAGATCCAGCCAATACGCTCTTACGCCGGTATAGGCATCACGATCGGCAATACGGAATGAATGGCGGTCACCACTTGAACGGGTGATGGAAAATTCCGGCAGCGGTTTACCACTGGCGCTGACGCCTCCTCCGGGAAGAATAAACAACAGACTGCCATTTTTGATTGTGGCGATGGCGCCGAGCATTTCCGCCATTCTCGTCAGGAAAGACATATCACTTTCCTGCGTCTGGTCGGCGTGATCGATCTCAATGTTGATCAGCTGCTCAGAAATAACCGGCGTCAGTTTATACCGGTGGGCGATGGCGGAAATGACGCGCTCAACCTTAACGTCATGCCAGGACACTTCGCGCTTTGTGTTGAATTCATCCCTGAAATCAGCGCTGCGTGCCGTCAGCTCCAGGCGATCAGGTGGCCCGGAGTGCGACACTTCATCAAGGGTATAAATCCCTTTATAGACCAGCGGCTCGCCACGCCACCCGATGGACACTGACAGTTCCGCCCCTCGCGGCGGCAACTGCAACTGGCCGTCACTGTCAGCAATAATGATCGTCAGTTCGTCGGCTTCAAATCCACGGTTGTCGGTCAGTTCCAGTGAAATAAGCCGGTCATCCAGTATGGTCAGTGCCTTGCCACCCAGCATGATCCGGAACGCCGGAACCGGTGACAGCTCATCCTGAAATGTCTTTGTGCTCTTATCCAGTTGTGCTTTGGTTTTGCTGATTGCGTCTGCTGACAGTGCCATATGAACTCCTCCGGCGCTGATAGTTTCATGCGCGCGCGAAGCAGAAAACTGTCGTTTGTTGTCGCAAACATCAGACACCCGGCAGTGCGTGTCGGGCATGCTTATTTTGTGGAATATAGCCCCGAACTCACAACATGATGGCGGTACAGCATGACCGACAACTTTTTCCACGGGGCGCGTGTTAAGGAGGAAACCGACCTCCAGACAGCGATCAATGACATTGATTCCACAGTCATTGGGCTTGTCGCTGTTGCGGATGACGCCGACCCCGAAACCTTTCCGCTCAACACGCCAGTACTGCTGACGCGTGTTATCACAGCCCTGGGGAGTGCAGGAAAAACAGGCTCCCTCTACAAATCCCTTAAAGCCATTTCCGACCAGGTGAGCACCCGCGTGATTGTGGTGCGCGTTGCGGAGGCGAAGGCAGGGGAGAACGAGCCAACTCAATCCAAGCTCATCATCGGTGGCACGCAGGCTGACGGCAGTTATACCGGGATGTTTTCCCTCCTGACCGCCGAACAGAAAACCGGCTATCGCCCGCGCATTCTCGGTGTTCCGGACTATGACACTCAGGAAGTCACGGCGCAGCTGCGCGTGATCGCGAAGCAGCTACGTGCATTCTCTTACAGCTATTGCGATGGCTGCGAGAATATCGCCGAAGCGAAAGCATACCGCGGACAGTTCGCTGAGCGCGAGGGCATGCTTATCTGGCCCAATTTCATCGCCTATAACTCACAGACCGGCGTGAATGAAGAGTTTCCCGCCGTCGCCTACGCGTTGGGGCTTCGTGCACTGATCGATAATGAACAGGGCTGGCACAAGTCGTTATCCAACGTCGCTGTCAGGAATGTGCTCGGGATTGCCAAAGATGTTTTCTGGGCGCTTCAGGCGGAAGATTCGGACGCTAACGAGCTGAATGCCAATGAGATCACCACGCTTATTAAACGTGACGGATTCCGTTTCTGGGGCAACCGCACCACGGATACGGATGAATACATTTTTGAGGTCTATACCCGCACAGCCCAGATTCTGGCGGACAGCATCGCTGAAGCGCAATTCACGACCGTTGACACGCCACTGACGCCTGCAAACGTCAAAGACGTGGTGAGTGGGATTAACAGCAAGCTTCAGGCGCTGGTCACTGAGGGCAAACTGATTGGTGCATCCTGCTGGTTCGATATCGTTGATAACCCGACGACCGGCATCCGGCAGGGTAAAGCTGTGGTGCGCTACAACTACAGCCCGGTTCCACCGCTGGAAGATCTGACGATGATTCAGACATTCACCGATCAGTATTACGAAGCGGCATTTTCATCCCTCGGAGGTGCGTAAATGGCTATCCCTAAAAAAATTCGTTTGTTCACGCTGTTCGTCAATGGCGTGAACTACATCGGGAAAATCCCCAGCGTGACGTTACCGAAGCTTACCCGCAAAACTGAGGATTTTCAGGGCGCCGGTATGCTCGGGGCGGTTGCCGTGGATCTGGGTATCGATTCCGGCGCGCTGGATGCCTCAATGGTTGTTGGCGGCGTGGTTGAAGAGTTGCTCCTGAAATACGGTGGTGACATTGACGAACTGCGCCTGCGTTTTGCTGGTGAGATTTATAGCGGCGGAACCAGTTCCCTGATGGAAGTGGAAATGCGCGGTCGCATTACTGAGATTGATCCCGGTGATGCAAAGCAGGGTGATGACACTAACCATACCTACGCCATCAAAAACACCTATTACAGGCTGTCGGTTGATGATAAGCCGCTGCTGGAAATTGACCTGCTGAACTTTATCTACAAGCGCAACGGGGAAAATCTCTACCCGGATCGTATTTCTTCCGCGCTTGGCCTGAATAGCTGACTGCTTTCACTTAACCCTTTAACGGTGGCACAGGTTGCCACCCAGGAGATTTACCCATGGCTGTAACACTGACGAAACCCATCAAACGCGGTAACGATGAAATCACCGTGGTGACCATCACCGAGACGATTAAACAGGCTGGTTCACTTCGTGGCCTGCGCCTCGTTGACGTGCTCAATTTCGATTTTGAATCCACCTCAACGCTTCTTTCCCGCGTTACCTCGCCAGCGCTGACCACGGCGGATATTGCCGCAATGGATACGCAGGATTACGTGGCACTTGCCGAAGAGATTACGCCTTTTTTGACGAAAGCGGCGCCATCCGTACCGAACGCGCCGGCGACGGCGAACGAATAAGGGAAGCTCTCTTTAGCAGCGTTGAGGATCTGATTGCCGATATCGCTGTAATTTTCCACTGGCCGCCCTCTGTCATGTATGACATGGAACCGCGCGAACTGATGGCATGGCGGCAGCAAGCCGCCATCCGTAGCGGCAACCATGAGGATGAAGCCCATGGATCTTAATATCCGCGTCGCGTTCAGTGCGATCGATAAACTCACCCGCCCGACCAGTGCCGCCAGCAAAGCTGTTGGCGGCCTTGCCGAATCACTAAAAAAAACACAGGACGCAGTTAAACAGCTCGACAAACAAACGTCAGCGTTTGACAAGCTGCGCGCCCAGGCCAACGACACCGCGCAAAAACTCAGCCGCACGCAACGGGCTTTCGATGGCCTCAACCAGAAACAGCGGGAAGGGGGCCAGCTTACTGAGGCCCAGGCGGCACACCTTGAAACACTGCGCGGAAAAATTTCCCGGCTTAACCAGACCTACAGCCAGCAAACCACCCGGCTACGTGAAGTAACACAGGCTATCCGTCAGCACGGCGTTAACCTGACCGCCGGAAGTGGCGCGGTGCAAAGCGCCCTGCGCAGAACTGAGCAATATACGCAGGCGCTGGAGCGGGAACGCCAGCAACTGGCCGCGATTACAAAGGCTCAGGCTCAATATTCACGGGCAAAAGAAACCGGCGACAAATTACGGGGCGCAGGGACGGTCATGGCCCTCGGTGCTGCCGCTGCGGGCTATGGCGCAGGGCGCTTTTTATCAACCCCGATTGGTTTTGATACTGATATGTCACGCGTGATGGCGCTGACACGGATGGATAAAACAGATCCCCGGTTTAAGGGGTTGCGCGATCAGGCCAAACAGCTTGGCGCAGACACCGCATTTTCCAGCAGTGACGCCGCACAGGGCCAGGCCTTTCTCGCCATGGCCGGATTCACGCCGGAGGCGATCAAGGCAGCGCTTCCCGGCGTGCTGGATACCGCCATCGCAGGCGGGGCGCTGAGTGGCGATATTTCCCTTGGGGAAACAGCGGATATTGGTGCCAGTATCCTCAACCAGTTCCGTCTACAGGCCGGAGATATGGGGCGCGTGGGTGACGTTCTGGCCGGAACATTCACCAGAACGAGCACCAACCTGCGCGATCTCGGCGAAACAATGAAGTACACCGGCCCGGTGGCCGCCAGCCTTGGTATCAGTCTGGAAGAAGCGGCCGGGATGGCGGGCATGCTGGCGAAAGGTGGATTACGTGGCAGCGACGCGGGCACTGCAATGCGCGCATCATTGAGTCGGCTTGCAGCACCGACCGGCGCAGCATCAAAGGCGCTGAAAGAGCTGGGTGTATCTGTCGCCGACAGCACCGGTAAGATGCGGCCCGTTGAAAGTATCCTCGTCGATTTGTACAAGGCGACCAAAAAATATGGCTCCACTGACCAGGTGAGTTTCTTCAAGGATATCGCCGGAGAGGAAGCCTTTGTCGGATTGCAGTCGCTGGTTAAATCCGCCGGCAGTGGTGATCTTCAGAAGCTCATCGCTGAACTGAAAAAAGCACAGGGCGAATCGGCTGGCGTGGCTAAAAAAATGTCGGATAACCTTGGCGGCGATTTATCCAACCTCAGCAGTGCATGGGAGGGACTTCAGACCGAAATATCCGATACGGTGAATGGCCCGCTGCGCAGTCTGATTCAGTGGCTGGATGAGACAATCACGCGTGTGGCCGGGCTGGTCAAGGCAAATCCTGAGCTGGCAAAGACGCTGTTAATCGTTGGGGCTGGCGCGCTGGCATTAACTGCGGCGCTGGGTCGGTATCGATTGTCACAGGCATACTGA